ACCCTTCAGAGCTTGAAACTTGGTGTCTGATATATCTTTGTTGTTGTACTCATCGAGAACCACCGGAACATCCCTTAATGTGCCCATTATCGTACTCATGGCTGCATCGGTACCTGTATTGAGGTTAAATATCAGGATGGTTGGACTTATGAACAAAGAGCGGATAGATATAGCTATCTGAGTCTTACCAGAAGACATTGGACCCATAAAGAACGGTGCGGTAAAGAGTCTGTCAAGGCAATGAATGTTACTTCTGAAGGCGCACATCAGAGCGAAGACGATTGCCCATTTGCCGTTATCATTAATTTTGTACACCTTATTCATCAAGGATGCCCACTGTTCGAATGTAACCTGCTTGGTGATTGGAATATCATCGTACACCAACTGAGATATCAATTCGTACTTATCGGATTGCCTCCCGGATCCGGCGTATATGGTAGAGAAGGCAGGGAGGTAGTAATTCATGTGATTATGAGTCACTACGCCTAGTTCGTTGACCTTCTCGAACACATATTTACCGTTTTCGTCTTCATGCGCTATACCATTGGCGAAGGCGAAGAACTGCTCATCTGTCTTTCGGCTCATTCCTTCAGACTGCTGATTGCCATAAGTCTGTATCTCGCGGCATTGCACGAAGTGACGACTCATATACTCCTTTATTCGCCTCCATTGCCACTCTTCTCCGTCTGTGAAGTTCACGCCTTCGTAGTTGATAAGAACATCCTCGATAGTACTCATCTTCTTCAGAGAACTCGACAGAACCTCAATATACAAGGGCTTATCGAAATAACGGCGGTTCACCTTCAGTACGCGCTTATTCTGCTCGAAATCTTCGTTGAAGATATGGAGAAGAGGAACCATATAGAAGTCTGCAACCTGAGAAAAGCCACGTCCATTTTTGTTCTGAAACATATAGCAGACTGGTATGCCCTGCTTGTTCAGGCGAGGATAATACTTGCACTCGCGAAACATCTGGGCGTACTCGCCTTCCCTCGCATAGCTAGGAACCTCGTCTCCGTCGAAGTCGTCATCATACAGGTCGTCTTTCAGGGCATTCGCTTTCATGACATTCTTGCGCTTGCTGACGAATGGCTTACGGATCTCATCGAACTGCCCCTTAGACAGACCGAGTTTACTGCAGTAATGATTCTTGTTTACTGTGATGACAGTCTCCTCTGCAAAACTTGTCAGCTCTATGCACCTGGTAATGATTGGAACCTTGTCGCCAAGGAAGCCAGACAGCAGATCGCCATGTATACGTATATAGAAGTCTATGAACGACTCTACCATATCCTCATGCATTACCCGTATCTGCGAGATACCCGCCTTATACATCTCCACCAGGGTAGACAGATAGCTACTGTCCTCTCCTGTAGTGGAATCTATGCTGCAGCCATCTTCAGTGGTCGCAAAATAACAACAGATACGACGTAGATTCTGTATATCAGTAGAAGAAGGGGTTCCGGCAGCATATACGATAGGATTGTCACCATAAGACTCCATGAAAGCATCGATTGACGATGTTATGACTGCCGGCTCATTATTTCGCAAGTTTTCCTTGAGATTATCCATGCCAAAGATACCATGCTGCATATCCTCCTTTTTGACACTGTCAATGTTGCGACGGATGTCTCGTACCTTATCCTCCAGGATTGCCATCTTGGTATCGAAATCCCTAGCCATGCTCTTCATATACTCAAGACGGAGTCCTGCGTCATGGACGCATGCAACCAGGTTAGATATAGTATTCATAGCCGAAGCTATTACGGCTTCATCCTTGCATCCGCGAGGTACCAGCATTCTTTTCATTGCCTTCGGAAACGTCTCCTCGATATCGAGGAGCTTCTGTCTCGTATTTTCTTTATAGAGCTGGCCATAATTGTCTGGATCGAACCCCTTAGGAAGTCGTACGCACTTGACGTTTGCGCCAGCCTTCAGAAGCAGTTCACAGTTCTTGACGGCAGCATTCATACCTGCAGCATCAGCGTCATATATCATGACAACAGACTGTGTAAAGCGCATGATAAGTCTTACCTGGTCATCCGTAAACGCTGTCCCAGAGCCTCCTATTACGTTCTCGACCCCATACTTATGAAGAGTGATTACATCAAACTGTCCCTCTACCAGGTAAGCAAACCCCTCTTTTGCAATAGATCGTTTGGCCTGATAGAGTCCGAAAATATGCTGACCTTTTCTGAAAATCGGCGTCTCGCCCGTATTTACATATTTACCAGCTTTCTCGTTCGGGGTGACTATACGCCCGGAAAACGCGATGACTCTTCCCGACACGTCGTAGAATGGGAACATGATACGGTCTCTGAAGAAATCATAGCTTCTTCCATCTTGTGAATTACCGAGTACCCCAACATCAGTAAGCAGCTGCTGGCTATATCCTCGCTCGGTAAGTTGACGCATGGCCACATTACCTGCAGGAGCATATCCTACGCCATATTCTGCAAGCACCTTGTCGTTATAATCGTATCCGCGACTTCTCAGAAAGCTCTCCGCCTGCGAGAGGTTGCCCTGATAGAATTTCGCAGCGGCATCGATAGCAACACGACGAGCTTCGAGGAGCTTGTAAGCGGCGTTCTCTTCCGGAGTAGCTTCTTGCTCCGGGAATTCGACGCCGGCTAGCTTACAAGCCATCCGCAAAGCCTCTGTAAAAGTTATCTGGTTATATTTCTGCAGGAAATCCAAGACATCTCCATGCTCTCCGCAAACAAAGCAATGGTATGTTTGTCTCGTCTTGCTAACCATCATGGAAGGGTGGCTGTCGTTATGAAACGGGCAGATTCCCTTATGATTAATACCAGCCTTCTTCAGATTGATATAGGCACCGATTACATCAACAATATCAAGCTTGCTTTTGACGTCATTGATGAAATTTGAGTTGATTTTAATATTTTGCATAATTTATTGATCAAATAGATTAAGCTGAAGAGAGTCGAAGGCTTCAGATATAGTTATACTAAAATATTCGGCAACAGCTTTATATTCTTGCGGCTTAATAGGCTTGCGCCCAAAAAAGAGATCCCAATATCTCACCTGGTTGATACCAGTCTCCTTGAAGAAGTACTTGCTAGGATGAAAATCTTCCAGATGTCGGAAGCGGTACTCTAGTAGTTTTTTCAACCGATTTTCCTTAACGACTTGATGTTTGTCATCTAGCCTATGCCGAAGAGCGTATAGACGAACAGCCATCACGGAACGGTTGAGTTCCCTGGAAAGATCTTCCAGACTCATTTTCCCGTAATTGTCTACCAGGTATGCGACTTCGTCTCTGTTCCATTTTTTGTTACTCATCATTACAAATAGGTTTGATTGTATATTCAATGTATCTTTTAATCTTGAGACAGAACCAGCCATTAATACATGCTCTGATGCTGTCACAGGTTGCGCACTTCTCGGGAACCATGCTTATTCTGATTTAAAATGATCAAGATAATAAGCAGATACCTGTGCCAACGTGCGTAGCTGGAGCTTGGCTTTAATATTCTCCCGATGACGTTGAACCGTCTTTACTGAGATGTAAAGCCTATCAGCAATTTCTTGTGCTCGCAATCCTTTAGAGATTAATTTTACGACCTCGAGCTCTCTGGAAGTCAACTTGGAATCCAGTTTAGGCTTACAGATAACTCCTTCCATTCTGCACTCACCTCTGAGTGGACAACCAACTTCCTCGAAGTGGAAAAATCCATCAGCGTCAATATCCGGAGTATGAGCATCGTACTCCCCAAAGTTACATCTGCAGAACCTTGACACGATATTGAACTCGTACACCTTTCTGTTCAGTTCGCTTGCTGTGTATAGCTCGCAGAGAGCCTTGAATGCATGTGGGTATCTGGTCTTGATTAAATCAAGCATCTCCTCAACAATCTCGCGGCTATTGGCCGTAAGTTCCTGGACCGGCTTGCCCAGGGGTTTGTACATAACATCACCCTCTGGGGTTTTGTAAAACTCAATCAACTCCATAATCAGACCTCCGGAAATAGTTCACTCTCTTCCATACCTAGATACTCAGCAACAAGCCCTCTACAAAGAGCATTAGGCTTAGACTTCCCCTGAATCCATCTATAGACGGAATTATTAGACACCTTGCATTTAGTTGCAATCTCTTCCACAACCTTGCAACGAGGATATGGAAGGCTTTTCATGTACTCACTAAAACCCATATTTTTAAATTTTTGTTTGAAATTATCTTTTTGTGCGATATTTTTTGTATATTTGCACCGTGAGAATTATTAACACGCTGCAAATTTATAACATTTCGGTGATATTGCCAAACATTTCACTGATTATTTTATATTTTTTCAGCATTTTGTTTGAAATTATAAATTATGGGTACAGAAGTAACTACAAAAACCATCAATGAACGAGTAAACTCTATCATTGAACGAGAAGGTCACACCGTTGCAACATTTGCAAAGAAAATAGGTGTACCATGGACGACTATCAAGAATATCGTATCGGGTAGAAATGCCCCTAGCTACGATATCATGGTAAAGATTATCAATGCGGTAGATTGGGTTGATGCCAACTATCTGGTAATGGGCGAAGAGCTTACGAAAGGCAATCAGGCAAACCTGTTGACAATCGTTGAGAGACAGAACAAGACTATTGAAAGCCAGCAGAACACTATCGATAGGCTTACCAAAAAGATGTTGGAAAAGTAAGATTTAAATTACCGTCATATTGCACTGTTTTGCGAAAAACGAGTCATTTTATCAAACATTTATTTCATTTCAATCATATAACTGTTTGAGTATCTGCAACTTGTTAGATTCGCAACTCGGTGCATTTTCGGTGTTTATTATGTAAATTTCCGGAATTCCCTGGTTGATTATCAATTAGTTACACCGCAGATTTAGGGATAATAAAACATCAACTTTTTTGTTTTTGTCTTTAAATCCGAATCGAAATCACCAAGAATCTCCCCGGATTGGAATGCAAAAGTACACAATCTATCGTAGATAGAAGACAAATGGTAAGGATAAATCGATTTTCAGTTGATTTATTTGTTCATTCCAACATTTTTTAGTACTTTTGCCCACCAAATTACGAACAAGTAAATAAGATTGGTATAAAAATAGGTATTACCAAAGTAAAGAATAGATTAGATAAAGGAGAATAAGATTATGTCAACGATTATTTATCCATCACCGATATTCGGTCCGGTAAACTCCCGCCGTCTGGGAGTTTCACTGGGCATCAACCTCATGCCATCTGATGGCAAGGTCTGTTCATTCGACTGCGTTTATTGCGAATGCGGATTCAACGCCGACTTCCGTCCTAAGAAGAAGCGCCCTACCCGCGAGGAGGTAAGAGAAGGACTGGAGAAGGTTCTGAAAGAGCGCCACGACAACAACCAGCCTCTGGATGACATCACCTTCGCAGGAAACGGTGAACCTACGGGACACCCAGACTTCAAGGAAATCGTGGAAGATACGATG